GTAGAAATGAATCCAAAAATGGAAAAAGAAAATGTGAAGGAATCGCGCATTCGTACAGTTCTTAAATCTGTTCTTAATGAAAAGAAACACGACGATCATTACAAATCTTCAACTGAACCTGAAATGATGAAAGATAAGATCAAAGGTAAGGGTGCCGAAGATATGATGAAAGGCGCTAATGACGAGATTGCAAAAGGTCCTGACGCTCATCTAGATGAGCCTGAAATGATTAAGAAGGATCGCGCAAAAATGACTTCAAATGTAAAGAAGTCTGCAATGCGCAAGACTGATAATCCTAAAGGTGATACAAACATTGTGCCAGGTGGAACACAGATGAAAGATCCGGCTGCAATGAAAGTTGAGTCATATGACAAAATGTCTGATTTGAAAGCAGCATATGCTTCAATGTATGCTGAAAAAGTCGAAGAAGATATTGAAGAAAGCTATACACATGAAGTTGATTACGCTGAAGAAGGTCCTCATACCGCAAAAAAGTTTGTAGCCCACGCTAAGAAAGCTGGTATCAAAGCAAAGATCCATACAATGGATGGACCTGGTGGTGGTCATCCTGTCGTACATCTTGGTCATAAAGACGACAGTCATGTACATAAATTTTTGAAAAAACATTATGATCCCGACATGGAAAAGGGCGATCTACAACATCATAAGCTCGGAGAAGGAAAGCAGCTCGATGAATTGAGCCCAGAAAAGTTACATAAAGCGGCAGATCAGCAAAGCAAGAGAACTACTCGTATTGGCGCACTCGCTTCAAAAATGGCCGCAGCTGGTCGCAATTCCGATAAAGCCGATAAAATGTATGATAAATCAAAAGCAAGACAAGATCGCCTAAGAAAAGGTGCTAACGCAGCAGGCGATCGTGACGCAGAAAAAGCATATCAAGCTAGTAAAAGGAAATAATAATTATGACAATTAAAGGTCCAAAAGATGCAGTGCCAACTTTACGTGGTTGGGAACATCCTAGAACAGGTGAATTATTAAAATCACAACGTATTAGTCAAAGCGACATCGATGCGTGGCATGGTGTTACTGAGCAAGTTAAACCTGCTCCAACACAAATGCTAAATGAAGCGCCGCCTTCAAATAAATCATTTGATGATATGACTAAACTTGAACTTGAATCTACGGGTCGACAGCATGGAATTGAATTAGATCGTCGTAAATCAAAAAGCGATTTAATTGAAGAACTTGAAGAAGCTATTGACGAAGATTAGTAATATATAATCTTTGTAATGGAAAATTTAACTGATAGCACGCTGTTGCTTTATGCAGCAAAACATTATTATAATCCTCAGTTTACAGATGAGGAAGAATTTTTTGAAGATCTCAAAAGATTTAAATATGTGAAAAGACTTGTAAACAGGTATATAGAGACCGATGACTTTCCTCATCGGCTTCTCTTAAATCATCTAATAGTCATATTTAATGTGTTCGGTATTGAAGCTTCACTTGCTATATTAGAGTTAAGATTAGAAGATAAACATTGGCCGGTAATAAAACCAATATTGATTTACCTCAGCTATATTCGTAATGATCAATATACGGGTATACCTATGGATCCATATGTAGTAGAGTTTTTAAGGAATATATAATGGGAATATTAAAAAGAGCGGCTGACGTAGCTTATACCTTTAGATTTATACGAATGCTCGTATTAGATTGGAAGGAATGGGATGCCTATAAACTTGGAATTATTAATGACGAGGGTAAACGAAACAAGAGCGAAAAACTGGACACTCCTGAAAAAAAATCGGCTTACACGCCGTTTATTAGATTGTGTGCAAACATCAAAAGGTTGGTGGCAAATGTTCCCGGTGGCGGTAGCAAGCTTGGTTCTTTTGCATCTGCTCTGTATCTTATTAAAGAAAATTATGGCTTAGATGATAATCAGTTAAATTCTATTAATAAAAAATTAGGTATTGATCGACTTGATATAGTATTAGAAGGAAATGAATGGTTTATTATTGAAGAAAACCAAATTAGCCCTGGTGTTTATAGAATTAAAGAACCTAAACTACTTGCAAAAAGTTGCGAGGAAATGGTATGGGCTAAAGACCAAATAAGAATTAGTGAGGAGTGTTCTCCAATCGGTGATGTGTTTGGAATTCCTATCTATGAAGCAACGCATATAAAAACAAATCAAAAAATATTCATAACTGTTAATGAAATCTATAAATAGTTAAAAGTACTAGTGTAATTGGAGAATTAATCTAATGAGTAAGATTAGAAACATTGCTAAAATGTTGGGAGTAACTGAAACAAGTAATCCTAATCAAGTTTCTCTAACTACTAAAGATTCTGCAATTCCCCATACCTTAACAGTTGATCCTGAAGTATTTACTATTAATGTAGAAGCTCCAGACTCTGGATCTAGTGCAATGTGGAAATGGCATTGGGACGCTGGAACTGTCGCTTATGCTAGACTAGGAGTTTCAGGTATAACTCAGAGTAATGTGCCTTTATATAAAGCAGGTTCTTATACTATTAATAACTTTGCAGCACATGACATATATGGTAATATGTCTCAAACTCATAAAATATATTTAAAAAATATTGAAGGCGCTGGTGTACAAAACCTTTCTACATGGGCAACATCAACTCTTAATATTGCAAATCAAACCCATCCAGACATTAATGGTGGCGCTAATACAGAAATTCAAAGATTGCAAGTTAATATTCCTGCTTCCTTTGGTACTCCATCTTTGTCGGCGCCTACTGTAACATACACTGTTGTGAATAGCGGATCAGGCGCATATGCTTTTAGCGGAACAGCAACTGGAAGTAATCCCACACTTGGACCAGTTCGAAGAGGCGGCACATATACGTTTAACGTAAACGCTTCTGGCCATCCATTTTATCTTACAACAGATAGTGCCGGTCTTTATTCATCTGGTAACTATATTGGTGAATACACAACTGGTGTAACAGGATCACGCACAGACTCAGGAAATGTTGTATGGACTGTTGATAGTTCTACACCTGACACAATGTACTATGCGTGTGGTTTACATTCATCAATGTTTGGTACGATTAACGTAAAAGATCTTGCAATGGATAGTAATGGTTCAGGTCTTTTAACACTTTATTTCCAACATGACCAAGAAGGTCATACGACTCCGGTTGAATTAAGAGAGGTTCCTTCTATTCCTGGACAGGTTTGTTTAGTATATAATGCATCTACTAATCAATTTGTACCTCAAGATTTAGGTGTATATTTAGATAATACAGCTCAGTTCAAAGAAAAAATTGTAGATTTAGTTGGTAATGATGCATCATCAAACTTTATCGATTCTGCAGAATTGACAACAAGAACATCAAACTTTATTGATTCTGCTGGATTAACTACCAGACTGTTAAACGATATTCTTTATAATATTACGCTTCATCAAGGTTCAGAACTTACTGTAACAACAGGAACAGCAAGATGGTATGCACCATTTAATTTATCGATAAAAGATATTATTCCTAAGCTAGGAACTGCTGCTGATGCTACAGTAACAGCATTAGTAAAAAAGAATGGTTCTACCGAAAAAACAATAAACTTCACAACCGGACAAACTACTTCGACAGTAGCTTCTCCAACGTTTACTATGAATGAGGGAGATTACATTACAATTGATGTAACTGCAATAGGCGGATCATCTCCTGGAGAAGACTTAAATATTCAGTTTAAATACAAAAGAGTATAAATAGATAAACTAACTAGTTAATACAATAGAGGAACATATGACCGATTTTACAATTACATATCCTGCTAGTCCCGATTCAGATGATCATGTGTTACTTTGCACAGCCGTCCTCGAGGAAGGCACCGCAACTATTACAAATAATACCACCGGAAAGGTTGATGTTCAACCATGGAAACCTTTAGAAGATGGTACTAGAACTGATTGGGCAGATGAAGCCGAAGTTATTGCTTGGTACAAGGAGATGAATCCAAATGGCTAAAATTTTAAGCGCGGTAAATGATGTCGCTGGAGTTATTGAAAATCCTGCTGCTTCCAATAGCGACACAATGTTTCTCTACGGAGCAGGATATAATAAGGCTAGCATAACACCGAAATGGGATTCTCATTTTAGAGGTTATGATGCCGCAAACGTGGCAAAATACGATTATCAAAATAATACTACTATGTCTGGATATTCTGGAGTAATGTCTACTACCGTATCTACAGCAGGTACTGATACATATTGTGGAAATGCAGGATACGGTATGGCTCTATCCGGTGATACTGGTTATGCAAGACAATCTAGAACCACATCAAACAGTAATAGTACTAATAATAGTGATAACGTTGCAACTGTTGTACAGAATTCATACTATAGGGTTATGGACCCGACAGCTAGAACAGGCGCTATGTCAGAATGGACTTCTACTAATGGAGACAAGCGAGTAATTTGGCAAAGATTCTCATGGCTAGGAGCTACGCCAACACAAATTGCATCTTGGAAAAATCCAGGAGAATTAGATGTTACTAATCCTGATTTCAACCAAAATGAGTCTCAGCGTAACTACAGCAATTATAACTGGTCAAATAACTATATGAAGCCTCACAATATTGTTCATTACCATGCAGCATCTGATAAACTAGTATTTTTGTCGCATGGCTCTAATGGTTACGTATATACTGAGCAATCATATGATGGTTACGGCAATTTCTCTTTTGACACCATGTCCTACACTCAAACTTTATATGCTCAAAACTATACTACGCAATATATTGGAGCTTCAGCAAATGACGATACTCCTTTCTTTTTCAAAAATAATATCGCAAATGATTATCAACAATACGTAAACAGTTATAATCCTGCAGCTAATACACAAACAGTTGCTCATCAATTCACTACTGCACCAAGTGCAGCTGAGCAAAGTTATGGCGGAACCAGAACTAACACATCATTGGCTCTGAGCCCATCAGCTAAATTTGCGTCAATGACATTTGCTGACTTTACATCGGGTGCGGCATCAGGAGATAAGGGGTTCTATGTTCCTTACTTTGATACAAGCTTTAATTACTTTCCATTTTATTATAGATGGAATGCTTCTACTGATGCGTTTACTCGAGAACAGGCTACGTCTGTTACTGGTGATCTAAGTTCAGTCCATCATCTAGATGCTACTCAAGCAGGCAATACATCATATAGTTTTGGAAGACAAACATGGTGGAATGACACTTTAGTATCTAGCGGAACAAGATACTTAACACTCTTTAGCTTTAATGGCTATAATAACGCATATTCCGGAGCTGAAAAGGCAAGAACATTTGTAACGTATTCATGCGGTGCAACTGATCCAACAGCCTTAACGCACCACTCTGCTGTTATTATTCCTGCAACTCCTCGCGGTATGGTCTATCTAAACGACGCAAAAACAATTATGGGAGTATTCTGTAATGATGCTTTCTATGTCTATGGTTGGAACAACTCAACTGGCTGGACATTAGCTTCATCAATTCCAGGAACTTTCCATCAAGTAGGTAGAGATTCACTTGGTAGAATTTGGGGAATGGAAAAGGCCCCTGGTGGCGGCATTGCTGATGTGCATTTGCTTTCAGTTAACTTGCCATATAGTGTAAGTATTACTCCTGCCGCAACTTCATATAATTACTCAGGAAGTAATATTGCTACAAACGTGGCAGTAAGTGCTTACGGCGTTGAAGGAACAAGACTCGCAGTCGGCGTTAATTTGTCAATCACGGGATCAACAATGAATTTTGATAGTGCAGGTGGTCCTCTTGTTAAAACTGTTACTACTTCAACCAGTGCTGATGTTACACAGAATGTGACAATTACTGGTGCAGGATTAAGCGATATCACTGCTAATGTAAGCATCTAAGGAGAATCTATGGCAACTCTATCTTATAGAGTCTATAATCAAGATTCTGCTGACCTTCAGGTACAAGTAGGATTTGTAGGAATTAAAACACTTCCTACAAATCCTCTTACTGGGACATTATCTTATTCCGCGCGAAAAGTAACATTTAATATTGGCGACGGTGTAGCTGGATCTGAAGTAGATTCAGATTATACCATGACGGGTAGCGCAACGCAATCTAATTATACATTTAACGGTATTAATTACCAAGTAAATAAAACGGTAAATGACACCGCGAAGATTAGTGCTAAATATGCAAACTATGATCATACGTATACCTCATTTTCAAGTGTGCTTAGATATGAGGTATATGACGCATATACGCCGTCTTTCGATTTACAAGAGTTAAGAAATAAATATGGAATTGAAGTTGGAAGCAGATTTACGTATGCTCGTGGCATAGCTTCTGATGTTGCTGGCGGAGGCGGAGGCGGCGGAGGTGGTGCTTCCGGAAACTCTCAAATCTGGTATTAAGGAAATATTATGAAAAATATAAAAGAAGAACCAACAGTAAATACTTCTGCGATTCCTAATCCAGCAACTACTGCCATGGGTCCTCGATTTAAACCAAAAACTGTACATGATCGTCGTAAGAAAAAAGGCAAACCTCTTTTATTGAAACGGTTTAGAGACTATTATCAAGAAAAAGGCATAGGATAATGCCACCATTTAGAAGTCCTAATAGAAGAATGGCTAGGTTTCTTGGTAAAACCGTAGTAACAAACACTTCTTCCGTCGCACTTGCTACAATTAATGATGCCAGTGGTTCAGGTGGGGGTTCTCTTACCGTATACGATTCTATTGGCAATCTTCCTTTATCTACTGCTACAGAAGGAAGTATGGCATTTGTAAACTCAAATAGCCGTATGTATATCTACAATGGTACTGGATGGTATTCGGCTACAATTGTTAATACAACCCCAACATGGGCTGATAGTATCGGATCTGGTGTCGGTGAACCTGCAGCATCTTATTCAATTGACGATAGCGCCACACCTTTAGTTGTTACAATAGGAGCCGCTGATCCAGAAGGTGTACCAATTAAGTATCTTGGTACTGCATCAGATTCTGCTGATCCGCTTATGCAAAGCATAGTGGTAGATTCAGATGCTGGAACTGTTACATTTACACCGAATTCTTCTACGGTAGTATGGAGTAACGTTGCAGCCGGATTACACAATGATTCTGCTGGTGGAGTATTTACATATACATTTAAAGCAACAGACGGTATTAATATTCTATCAAAAGATACAACAATTAACTACATTGGATTAGCAGGTGGAGTAGTCAAACCTACAACACATGGCACTGCATGGCAAAATGCTACAGTTTCAATGGTAGATGCGTACGGCGATGGTGGTACAATTACTACAAATTATGATACTAGCGCCTATCAGTGGAATATGACTACGCACTCAAAACTATTTGATGGTATGTTAGTTAGACCTACAACAATGGCATTGCCCGATGGTGAATTCCTAGCAGTATACTGGTTCAAGGGACTTTCCGGAAACTCAAATCACAGAGGCACCGGTGTTTTTAGAGTGTATAACGCATCCCAAAGCACCGCAATAGAATCCGTATCATTAAATAGTCGTAATGGAGATAATGCTAGTGGCGTAGGTTATGCTGACGTTTGGAATGGTACAGGAGCAAAGACTACATTAGGATCAACTGCGTTTGGTGGATTAAGCAATTTTTATGTTGCGTATCGTTATAGCCCATCTGCAGGATCAAAGTTTTGGGTCAAATCTAGCGGAACAAGTCCTGGCACTGGAGCAAACACGTGGATTCACGTAGCATCTAATGCAACTCCTGGTGTTCCAGCATATATTGGTGGTCAAATTAATAATAGACAATCAAGTTCTGGTACTGTCTCTATTCAAATGCTAGATGCAACTGACTTAAATTCAACATTAACTTTCTAGAGGATATTATGCTTTCAATATTAGGATCACTGATTGGATTTGCTTCCTCTGCTGTACCCGCGATTACAGATTCGTTTAAGGACAAAGCAGATAAGAAGCATGAAATCGAGAAGATGAAGACAATGGCCGAGCTGAGAGCTCAAGGCTATGACCATGAAATTAAAGTCTACGAACAGATGGGTGCAGACAAAGAGCACGATCGTCTGATTCAACATGATATAAGTATTAACAAAGGAACAGGGTTTATCTCTGGATTGCAAAGATCTGTAAGACCAGTAATTACCTATGCGTTCTTTGGACTATTTGCTACTATTGAAATTACACTTTTAATGGAAGCACTTGAAAAGGGAACCGAATTTTCTGAAGCAATTCAGTTATTATGGGATGAAGATACAAAGGCAATCTTTGCAGCTATCATTTCATTTTGGTTTGGTTCTAGAGCAATTGATAAAGCAAGGAAAAAATAATGCAAGACTTGAGAGACGATATGTTAGCTGCAGTAGAAGAACATGCTAAAGGTAACATTGCAATTCATAAAATGAATGTAGAAGTATACCTCGCAAATCCAGCGGGTATTGGTGAACACTCTGATATTACAGAAGCAGTAGTAGCAGAGATGGAAAAAATTGCTAGGTACGATGATATATTAGAAGTAATTTATAAGTATTTTAAAGATTAGAAAACACTTTTCTATAAAATATTACTCTTAGGTACTAAAATAAGTGTTTACAAGACACGCGTTTTAATATATAATAGTACCAACAAATAAAAAAACAATCTTATATCGAGGTATCAAATGGCTACACCAAACGTAGACACACGTGAGTTTTTGTCTCAGACCAAGTTTTATGAAGGCTATTCGCGTTTTAAAGAAACAGGCAATGGCGGATATGAATCATGGGATGAAGCCGTAGACCGTGTATTAGAAATGCATGAAGGAAATTATGAAGAATTTGAATCGAAACTACGGCCATATTTAGAAGAAGCCCGTTCTGCATATAAAGAACAACGTGTGCTTGGCGCTCAGCGCGCTTTACAATTTGGTGGTGAACAGCTTATGAAGCATCAAATGAGAATGTATAATTGCACCTCATCATATGCGGATAGACCTGAATTTTTTGGAGAGTATTTTTATATTCTCCTTTGTGGTGCTGGTGCAGGATTTTCTGTACAAGAACACCATGTCGCAAAACTTCCACAAATCCAACAAAGAACGAAACAGGCAAAAGGTTATATTGTAGAAGACTCAATCGAAGGTTGGGCATCTGCATTAGACGTATTGCTATCTTCTTATTTTGTTGGTGGTGGTAAGTTTCCAGAATATGAAGGTCGTAGAGTATTCTTTGATCTTACTCATATTCGCCCAAAAGGTGCTAAAATTTCTGGTGGTTTTAAAGCGCCTGGTCCAGAAGGTTTACGTAAGTCTCTAGATAAGATTGAATTAATTCTACAGAATCTCGTAATTGATTCTAAAGAACCTAATCCTATTAGACCTATTACAGTATATGACATTTGTATGCATGCAGCAGATGCTGTACTGTCGGGTGGTGTACGCCGTTCTGCAACTATTTGTCTCTTTTCTCCAGAAGATGAAGAGATGATGACTGCTAAAACTGGTAATTGGTTTATGGATAACCCACAGCGTGGTCGTTCAAACAACTCTGCAGTAATTGTCCGTGATGAAGCAACTCCTGAAATGTTTGCAAAGATTATGGAATCAGTTAAATCGTTTGGTGAGCCAGGATTCTACTTTACAACTTCAAAAGAACACACTACAAACCCTTGTGTTGAGATTGGAATGTATCCACAATACGAAGGTGAGTCCGGTTGGCAAGGTTGTAACCTTACAGAGATCAATGGTGGTCTATGTAAAACTCCTGAAGATTTCTATACAGCATGTCGTGCAGGCGCTATCCTTGGTACACTACAAGCTGGTTATACAGACTTTAGATTCCTATCACCAGTATCAAAGAAAATCTTTGATCGTGAAGCATTGCTCGGTGTATCAATTACAGGTTGGATGAACAATCCTGAGGTTTTGTTTAATGAAAAAGTTTTAGAAAAGGGCGCTAAGATTGTTAAGAAGGTAAATAAGATGGTTGCTGAAATCATTGGTATTAATCCTGCTGCTCGTACTACTTGTGTAAAACCATCAGGCAATGCATCAGTTCTACTTCAAACAGCAAGTGGAATCCATGCAGAGCATTCATCAAAATACATTCGTAATATTCAAATGAATAAAGAATCTGAGATTACACAAGCTATTATTAAATCAAATCCATATATGGTTGAAGAATCAGTATGGTCTGCCAATGGCACAGATGTTGTTATTTCTTATCCTATTATTCCAAATAAAGGTTCAATGTATAAAGATGAATTGCTTGGTGTAAAACATCTAGAGCTTGTTAAAACTGCTCAAAAACATTGGGTTGTTGCAGGTACAAACGAAGAACTTTGTGCAGATGAAGGTATTCGACATAACGTATCAAATACTATTATTGTAGATGATTGGGATGAAGTAGAAAAGTATGTCTTCGAGAATCGTTATTCATTCTCAGGTATCTCATTCTTATCTGCAATGGGTGATAAAGACTATAATCAGGCACCAAATACTGCAGTGATTGATGAAAAGCAAATGATCAAACAATACGGTCCATCTGCTATCTTTGCATCGGGTCTTGTAGTTGATGCAATGAAAGTATTTCCTAATCTATGGGATGCATGCTCTACAGCTCAAGGCTATGGTTTAGACATATCTCTCGAGTCATCAGAGAATTCTGCAAGACAAGATTGGGTAAGACGTTTTGAAAACTTTGCAAATAACTATTTAAACAGTGATATTAAACAAGCAGAGTATTGTTTGAAAGATGCCTATCTTTTCCATAAGTGGAATAAAATTCAACAAAACTTGGCACCAGTTAATTGGAATGAAGATCTTACAGAACAAGTATTTACTGATGTAGATACTATGGGTGCAGCAGCCTGTGCCGGCGGAGCTTGTGAAATTGACTTCTAAAGTGCCATCTCCTTGCATACAAGTTTGTACGGTAATAGATGGTATTTGTATAGGTTGTGAAAGATCTGCAAAAGAAATTACCGAATGGCTAAGAGCAACTGACGAAAGAAAATTAGAGATCTTAGAAAGAATCGGTTCATGAAGCAATGGAGAGTTGAATGTGAAGAGTGTGATAATGAATCGATTGTTCTCTCTTATGTAGAAGTAGAGTTTTGCCCACACTGCGGTAGAAGAACAGAAGCTACTGAAGATGATGAAGATTTATAATGCATATATAATTTATGTGGTATTACAATGAACAAATTTACAATGAAACCCCAGATGAATACCAAGGGTTCGTATACAGAATTACAGAACTGGATACAAACAAGAAATATATCGGTAAAAAGAACTTCTGGCGGCCTAAAATATTACCAAAAAATAGCAAAAGAGCTAGACGGCAAAGAACTAAAGTCGAGTCCGACTGGCGAGAATATTATGGATCTAATAAAGAACTTCAATTACTCATTGAACAGCGAGGGCAAGATCGTTACAAAAGAGAAATCCTAATACTTTGTAAAACTAAAGGTGAGATGTCATATTATGAAGCTAAGCTACAATTTAAACTTGATGTTTTATTTCGAGACGATTACTATAATGAATTTATTGGTTGTAAAATTCATTCAAAACATTTGCCTAAAAAAGAACCAAAATAATAAATTAACTGTGTACATTGGCGTAAAAACAGTATATAATAATCCTATAATAAAAGTAGGAGCTTATATATGATTCTTGTCGATTTCTCTGGTATTGCAATTGCCACAATTGCTGTTAATAAAGTAAATGACGAACAGATGCTTCGGCATATGATTCTCAATTCACTTCGCATGTACAATAAAAAATTCAAAGCTGAATACGGTCAAATGGTACTTGCATGTGACTCATCAAGCTGGCGCCGTGATTACTTTCCACAATACAAAGCAAACCGCCGGTCAGGTCGCACTGAATCAGATTTTGACTGGGCAGAAGCATTTCGTATTATGCATCAAGTTAAAGACGAAATCAAAGAAAACTTTCCTTACAGAGTAATTCATATTGACAACAGCGAAGCAGACGATATTATCGGTACTATGGTCGAACAAACACAAGAGTTTGGTCAGTATGAAAAAGTAATGATCGTATCTTCAGATCACGACTTTAAACAATTGCAAAGGTATGATAACGTAAAACAGTTTTCTCCTATGACTAAAAAGTTTGTAGAAGAAACACATCCTCGCCAAAATCTACAACTCAAGATTCTTACTGGCGATGCTGGTGATGGTATACCTAATGTATTATCACATGATGATACCTTTGTAAATGGTGACAGGCAAACGCCACTATCAAAGAAAAAGAAAGAAGCAATCATCGAAGATCTTGCAGAAGGCGAATTGCTTTATGCAGCTTCATGGTATCGTAACTATTGCCGTAATGAAACTCTTATTGACCTTTCTAAAACGCCAACTGCAATAAAAGAAGAAATTGTTTCTGAATATAATTCGCAAGATCCTTGGCATAATAAAGGTAAAGTGTTTCCATATCTTATAAATAAAAACATGAAGATGTTAATTGAATCTGTGGAGGAATTTTTATAGATGGTAAAGTATGTTTTTGAAGTTTTGCAAGAAGCAGCAAAACAAAGACTAAAGGAAGATAAAATTAAAGTTCTAAAACAAAATGAATCTTGGGCTTTAAAAGATGTACTTCGCGGTACGTTTGATTCAACTGTTACGTGGAAAATACCAAAAGGTGAAGTACCATACGAGCCTTCAGAACCACATAACCACCCCGCAAATCTTATCAGAGAAAATACTAAATTCAAGTACTTCGTAAAGGGAATACGAGAGTGTGAAAGTCTGCCTTCGTTTAAACGAGAAAGACTGTTTATTGGTTTACTTGAAGGTATTCACCCTGAGGATGCGGAAGTTGTCGTTAAGATGATTAATAAAGAACCACCGAAGTACATTACTCGACCTATCGTAGAGGAGGCGTTCCCCGGCTTGCTCAAAGATTAACTCTTAACGCACATTAAGGAAGTCAATGTACCCACAACTCAAACCCTTAAAGCAAAAAAAATTACACAAACAAATCAAAAATATGATTCGTAAGGACAAAAGAGTAAAGTTGTATATGATAAACGAAAACTGGCTAAAAGTTAGAAAACAAAAAGATAGACGAAGGCGGAGAGTACTAGAAAAATTATGGAGAATACAGCAGTTATATTTAGTAAAGACTGGGCAATTGCCTTTGCCGTCTTTACAATGATGGGTAAAAATAACTGTGTACAAATTAGTTGATTGAGGTTATAATTATATAATGAATATTTTTATTTTACACGAAGATCCTGTTGTTGCTGCTCATATGCAGTGCGACAAACATGTACCTAAAATGGTGGTGGAAAGCGCACAAATGCTTTCCACTGCTCATCGCATGCTCGATGGTACAGTACAAATCGGTCCATCAAAATCTGGCAAACGTATGGTAAAACATTATCGTCTGTTTGACAATCCACAAATGGATGATGTACTTTACAAAGCTGTACACTACAAGCATCCTTGTACAGTATGGACTATGGAATCCTCAGATAACTATCTATGGCATTGGAATCATTTTGTTGCTCTATGCGACGAATTCGAATATCGCTTTGGCAAAATTCATAAATCAAGTCAACTAAAAGATCCACTATGGTCAATACCAAATAATATTCCAAAAAGCGGTATGACACCATTCAAACTTGCTATGACTTCAAATCCAGAATGTATGTTCGAAGATGCTGTTAAATCTTATCGTGCATTCTATCATACTAAACAAGATCGATTCAAAATGGCATGGGAAAAGACTCGTACTAAACCATATTGGTTCGAGCACAAGGAGGCTTGTTAAATGCCGGTGTATACCGTAAAAGACCTTAAAACACAAAATCAATGGGATGTTAATTGTTCCTATGATGAGTTACAAGAGTTGCTTGATCATAGTCCAGATCTTATTAAAGTATTAACTGTACCACATTTTTCAGCAACAGGCGGTGCCACACATGTAAACAAAAATACTAGTGATGGTTGGAAAGATCTTTTAGGTAGAATTAAAAAAGGCTCTGGCAAAGGGAATACAATTAAAACATGAGGTTTATACATGAAGAAGTTGATCTTGGATATCAAGACTTGGATGCTAACACAGGTAAACACGGGAGAACTTATACTGCTCCTGATGGTAGTAGGTTTCCTAGTATTACTACAGTTTTAAGTATACTAAGCGAAGAAGGTATTGCGAAGTGGAGGGCTCGTGTAGGGGAGGAAGAAGCAAATAAAATCAGCACAAAGGCTGCTGGTCGTGGAACCCTAGTTCATTCAATTATAGAAGGATACTTAAAGAATGAAAGCATTGAAGACTATCTCCCGCATATTAGACAAAGCCTCGAAAACCTACGTCCGATTTTGGATAACCGGATTGGAAAAATCTACGGTCTTGAGGTACCTCTTTATTCTAATCACCTTGGCCTTGCTGGTCGATGCGATTGTATTGCTGAGTTTGATGGTGTACCATCTATTATAGACTTTAAAACATCACGTAAGCCAAAGAAAAAAGAATGGATTACTAATTACTTTGCTCAGATGGCTGGTTATGCTGTTATGTTTGAAGAACGTACTCATAGACCTATTACTAATACAGTGGTTATCATGGATGTAGATGACAATGAACCTTTAGTGTTTAAAGAGCATCGCGATAACCACATTCAGCTTCTTATCGATACTAAAAAAGAATACGATACACGTAAATTATTTCACTAAAAGAAAAAAAATTACAAGTGGTTGTTTTTATTAAATAACTACGTGCACTTTTTTGTGTACATTTCGGCAAAAATAGTATATAATATATCTATAAAATGAAAAGAGGAGATATATTATGAATAGACCAATTTCAAACGCAGCTTATAAGCGAATGATTAATACACTAACACCTGACAGACAGCGTGAAAGTGTCGAGCGTATGCTTCGTGTTATTCCAGTATGGTTGATGGAAGAAGCTGAATGCGCAGTTCAAAATCCTAAAGTGATTAAGCATCTCGAGTCTCGCCTTAAGCAGGCTCGGTTGATGATGTCTTCTATCATTGCAAATGGGAGAGTTATATAATGGAATATCATTACGTAGCATTGGAAAAATTATTCAGTTCGCTTGCAGTTGACATGTCAGAAGAAAACATGCGTAAGCAGCTTTTAACTCTGACTTCAGACGAAGTTCGTAAGTTAAAAGATCTTATGGAAATGTGTGGTTATTCATACAACCATGAGGTAGCCAAATGAAGCGTTATGTTTTCTTTGGTGCAATGGCTGCAGCATTCTTAGGAGGACTTGTTACTGGTAAGTCTGCTTTCGGCGCAACAGCCCAAGCTGGATTACTACATTCTGCGGAATCTGAACAAAAATGTTTAGCAGATAATATCTACTGGGAAGCTCGTAATCAAACAGGAAAAGGAATGATCGGTGTCGCTTTTGTCACTCGTAATCGTGTTAACGATACTCGTTTTCCTCACTCATATTGTGAGGTTATTAAACAAGGACCTGAAAGACCATCTTGGAAAGACAAAAACAATATGGTCCCATTGCGCCATCGCTGTCAATTTAGTTGGTACTGCGATGGGAAGTCTGACAATATTCCTACTGTTGATCTCGACATTTATGAGTTTGCTCGTACCATCGCTTTTAAGATCTATAATGGACATCTTACAGACTTCACCGATGGCGCTACTCATTATCATGCCGACTACGTAAAACCTGAATGGGCATCAACAAAAAAACAAACAATAAAAATTGATCAACATATATTTTATAGGTGGGAAAAATGACAGTATATTTAGATATGGATGGAGTCATTGCAGACTTCTTTGGAGCCATCAAACAAAAATTTGATGTAGACCATTGGAAATCTCTTAATGATAGAGAAGCAGCATTTGCATCTCTTCGTAACACAGGCTGGTTTTATACGCTTCCTAAGTTTCCGGAATCAAATAAAATTGTAAGCTTTGTAGAGGATATTACTGATGGTGATTGGGGTATCTGTTCTTCTCCACTTCGCGGTGATAGAGATAACTCAGCATATTGGAAACGTAGATGGTTAGAAGATAATCTTTATGTTCCACCGCTTATTGAGAATATGATCTTTACTTCTAATAAACATAAGTATGCTTGGAATAAACTTACTCGTAAACCAAACATTCTTATTGATGATCGACCAGATAATGTCCGTAGATGGATTGAGGCTGGTGGTATAGGCATTGTTTTTCAATGTGATCAAGACGACATAGAAACTTTATTTAGCAAATTGGAGATAGCGATTGAACGTGCAAGAACTTTTGAACTTAAGAACGCAGTTTGAAGAAACAACTGAAGACTTTAAACTTGAACAGCGTGGTTCAGATATAAATACTCTAAAATGGTTTGTTGAAAATGGACATAAGTCCAATTCCCTTCGTGATGGATACCAGATGGCATTTCAAATTGCCGAGACTATTATCACGGAGTACGAAAATGGCAGACAAGAAGACAATCGAGGGTTTGGATGAAGCTGATACCAATGGTGACGGCCATATATCATCTGATGAATTGGAGATGCATTTGGAATTTAAGCGTAAAGAGCTTGAAGACGCAGATGCACAACGTGATGCTATGAGAAAAATGACGTGGTTTGCACTATTTGGCATGTTACTTTATCCTGCAATTATTCTTATTACAACAATACTTGGACAAGATAAAGCGGCTCAATTAATTAGTGACATTGCGCCTACATATTTTGTATCAATATCTGTATTAGTTGCAGCATTCTTTGGGGCCGATGCCGTAAAAGGTAAAAAACCAGCACCTAAGAAATAATGGCAAAATGGATGCTAGTCATGGTCACCGTTGTAAGTGGTGATCCTGTTGCAGAGAGTATAGATATATTTGATGGTTTAAATAAATGTTTTGTCGCAAAGACAGAGCAGGAATTTAAGTATGATTTTAGAACTATGAAGCGAGATTGGCTGTGCGTTAGAGTAGAAGGACAATGGGACTATCTTCTTCGTTATTAGGGGTTATTATGAAAAGACTTATTTATCAGGTTGCAGTAGGTGCAAAATCTAGACTGTATCATCATTGTATTGGTTCCGTTGCAAAATATTGTGATGAACACAATATTGATCATATAGTACAAACTGTTCCTAAGTTGCGTATTAAACCTGATGTTTTTATGACAGGGCGTAGCACAGAATCTTATGAGAAACATGGCGGTTTTCTTCCAATTTTTGAGAAGGAAAACGCCTTTTCTTATTTTAAAGACTATGATCAAATTGCAATAGTAGATGCAGATATTTGGATTAGACCAGGCGCACCAAATATATTTTTAGAAATGGATGCTGATGTAGATTTTGGTGGCGTAGTTGAAAGTGAATTGCCAATTGAACCATGGTACGTTCAAAAGATATTGGGTTATTCGC